AGAGGGTATCAAACAAGAATGAGCACCCCTGCTATCGATGCAGACCATAGAAAACCCATAGAAAAATCTATAAAAAATAATAATTGGGTACCACAATATCTTGCACCAGTATACTTCAGACTTCCTAAAGATCAAGAGTATGATCACCCTGTTTTTCATGGTGTGAAAGTAAAGTATGGTGTCTTTGAAGGATGTCATAGAACTGAGTCAGCAAGAAACACTGGTCAAAAACATATAATAGGATATCTTGTTGAGTTTGATTTAGCAAATATATATTACCTTGCAGGTGCAGTTTTCAATACTGAAGCACAAAGACAAATGCAATTGAATTACATAGATCATGCAGAGGGAATTATAGCAGAAATTCAAGAGAACAAAAGTGTTTTTGGAAAAAAATTCAACGCTATTGTAGATACAGATGAGAGAGACAAACTTATCAACAAAATTATTAATAAATACACACAGAATAAAACAGTAAAGAAAGAAATAAAAAAATACCTCTCTAATAAAAACATTTACAATCCAAAAGTAAAACCTTTCAACCAAACAGATGCTGCTAATCATGTCGAAGCATCAAAGGATTGGAGAGTCGCTGATGATGTATTTGATAAAAATAATAAAAAAATAAATTTACCATACGATTATGAACATAACACCATAGAGAATCTTGTTGGTATTTTAGCGGAAACAAAAGGAAGTAATGACAGTATAGTTTTTGGTAAATGTTTGAGAATTCTCAAAGATTATCCTAACAAAAGGATTACAATTATATTAAATCCATCGTCAGATAATGCTAAAAAACAAAAAGATACTGCAAGACAATTTAGGATAAGATGTGAAAATATGATAGATCTCTATCGAGATGCAAAATATGATAATTTAGATTTTCATATTCAAATAATACCTAAAACTATTGAGGATAGGGAGAGAGCAGATCAATTAGGAGTAGACTTCTTAGAGATATAATGGATCAGGGTAAACTAAAAGTTATAATTTCTGACCTTGAGTTGCTGCTCTCAGCACTCAAGGCAGAAGTTTATGCTGACACTGAGTCATATAGATACTCAGACCTAGATCCAGTTGAACTGGATTACGATGACGAGTTCGAGGGAACATGACAGCAAGACTAATAAGCATCACACCTGATGCTGAAAAAACTATGGCATACATTGCCAGAGTATCTAACCCTGCTAATCAAGAGAACGACAACTACTCAGGTCTCTTGAAGTATTGTATCAAACATAATCATTGGTCTGTGTTTGAACAATCTACCATGACTGTAGAGATAGAAACCACACGTGCCATTGCAGCACAGATTCTAAGACATAGGTCATTCACTTATCAAGAGTTCAGTCAAAGATATGCTGACGCTAAGTTACTAGAGACCATTGAACTACCAGAATTGAGAAGACAGGACAATAAAAACAGACAGAACAGTATTGATGATCTGGATCCAAAGGTTGTTGAAAAACTTAATGCACAGATGAACACACTATTCAGCAGTGCTTTTTCTCTTTATAATCAAATGTTAGAGGAGGGTGTTGCAAAAGAGTGTGCACGTATGGTTCTACCACTATGCACCCCAACAAGAATATACATGACAGGTTCATGTAGATCATGGATACATTACATCAACTTAAGATCTGCAAATGGCACACAAAAAGAACACATGCTGATTGCACAACAAGTGAAAAAAATATTCATTGAACAATTTCCCACAGTAAGTGATGCATTAGATTGGTAATGGTGTTATACTAAAGTTATGAACATTTTTGTTACCGATCCGAATCCATTTGTGTCAGCACAATGTCTACCCGATAAACACATTGTCAAGATGCCATTGGAGACATGTCAAATGCTTGCCATCGTAGCATCTGATAAGTGGGGTCATAACTTTGGCACCTTGCCTAAGTTAGATGGCACACCATACAAAACAGACAAGGGTGCATTTCGTAATCACCCTTGCACTGTTTGGGCACAATCGCATTGGTCATGGTTGATATTCCATGGTCTTGCTCTGTGTAAAGAATATACACACAGATATGGCAAGAAACATAGTTGTTATTCAACCATTGCACATTGCACACATATTTTTCCTTTGCAAGATTCTGAACCTACAGAATTTGCGTTCGCAGGTCCTGATGAATTCAAACACGATAAAAGTATTGACATCTTCACTGCCTACAAACGTTACATTGCATCTAAACCTTGGGTCGCAAACAATTATTTGCGTGACCCTTCTCGTAAACCTACTTGGATATCATGAACCCAATTGACACAAATCGTATCGCTGTTGCACTTGAAAGAATTGCACAAGCACTAGAGCATTTGAACATTGAGCATGCTCACATAGATACAATTGATCACAATCACATTGAGAGTGACACTCCCGTTGAAGTAAACACACACGCTAAAACATGGTAAAATTATTTGCAGCATGCCCTCCTGTCTACACATTACCTGGTACATGGGATGATCCTGAGAAGATAAAGAGATGTCAAGAGACATTGATACCACACTTAGAACTAGAACCTGAGACAGGTTTCTTAGTTTTTATAGCATTACTTGTTTTTGGTCTTATCATTTATGGTTTGTATAAAACATTTGGTAAAGGTGGTGAAGGATTAAGAGATGAGATCAAAGAACATGCTAGAATGCATGAACTCGGTATTGCTCATGGACATGAGGGTGGCGGTGAAAGACCAATCATGACTCAGAAAGCACAAGAGCAAGACTATCCTCAACATCATCACAATGATTGAATCCCTTTACCTAGGTCCTGAATACAATCTTTCAGATATTGAAGGCGACACTGTATGTTCCATGGACGTTGCAAAACTTTTGGATGAACAAAAAATTGTTGCAATATTTCAAGGTAGATCAGAAGCAGGACCTAGAGCATTGGGTAATCGTTCTATACTATATGATCCAAGAGATCCATACGGTAAAGATAGATTAAACATGGTAAAAAATAGGGAACCATTTAGACCTTTTGGTTGCAGTGTCTTACTACATCATGCACACAATTGGTTTGATATGGGTGGACTTACAGAATCACCATTCATGATGTACGCTGTAGATGCACAACCACACACTTATGATAAGATACCTGCTGTGCTACACGTTGATAAAACTTGTAGGGTGCAGACTGTGAGTATGACAGATAATAAAAATTACTTTACCTTGATTGATTCTTTTTATCAAGTGACTAAAACACCTCTTCTATTCAATACATCATTTAATTTATCAGGTGAACCATTAGTAGAGACACCAGAAGATGCAATTGAAACCTTTGAGGATAGTGCGATAGACTATCTTTATTTTCCAGAGGTGCAAAAACTCAGGGGAAAATGACTTTTCAATTACATAAATTTGGAAAAAAAATCTCCGCAAAATTTTCAGTGTTAGGGTTGAACTTGTCTAATAATGGTTCAATTTGTGTAATGAGAGATGGTAAGATTGATTTTTATCTAGAATCAGAACGAATAACCAGAAAGAAAAGAGATTCTTCTATAAGATCTCTTGTAAAGTATGTTGATGATATAGATGCCATAGCCATATGTGATTCTTATTGGATAAAAGATTCAAAAAAATTACTATCATCACTTGATATAAATGTTGTAAAAAATAAATTTCCTAATGCTAAAATATATGATTACAGATCCCAACATCATAAGTGTCATGCTGCATCAGCATTTTACAATTCTGGATATAAAGATGCTATCGCCATTGTAGTAGATGCAAATGGATCAATAACTGATGATGGTATAGAGATTGAGTCTATATTTGACATACCTTCATGGAAAGTCTTACATAAAAAATATTTTAGTCAAAATGATGTAGGAATAGGTAAGGAATATCAACAAATCTGTGTCAATTATGGATTTCATGAAGAGGATGCAGGTAAGGTGATGGGTTTAGCAGCGTATGGTAAACACGAGGCATACTATGTGCAACAAAAGTGGGAGAGAAGAGCACTTGAGTTATGTAAAATGTTTGAGGGAAGAAATATCGTACTATCTGGCGGTTGTTTTCTTAATTGTGTTGTCAATTATAAATTACAGAAGGAATTAGATGCACGTATTCGTGTGATGCCCATAGCACATGACGGTGGTACATCAATAGGAGCTGCATATCTTGCCCACTCTGAACATACTGGACATTAGCACTACCATAGGTTGCAATCTTTCATGTAAAGGTTGCAATCATTTTAGTAATTATTTTGCACCTAGTAGTAAGTTAGATACGGACTCATTGATTGAAGACATTGGAATTATATTACCAAGACTAGATATTGGTAGAGTGTCTGTTATAGGTGGTGAACCATTACTCAACCCACGTTGTAAGGAGATTGTAAATGCATGTAGATCACATACTAATTCTCCTGTCTATCTTTATACCAATGGTTTACTTCTCTTACAAAATGAAGAGTGGATCAAAGAAGTATTAGAAGATGAGAGAGTGTTCTTACGTATTAGTATACACCTCAAAGAAGTGGAAGATATTGTAAAGAAGTTCAATCATCCTAAGGTGCTGCTAACCGCACACCATACAGGTCAGGATATGTGGTTTAATTCTATAAAGAAACGTGATGGTAAGGTGTATCCATACAACCATAATAGAATTGCCAAGAGTTTTAAAGCATGCTCTTGTCCTAATACTCAATTATATAATGGTAAGTTGTGGAAGTGTCCAAACACTGCATTCCTACAGGAGTTATTGTCTGTTACGGAGCAGAGTAATGACGACGAGTGGCAAGAGTATCTTGTGGATGGATTGTCTGTAAATTGTAGTGATGAGGAGTTGACATCTTTCTGTAAAAGGAGTAAACTACCTGATAAAGTATGCAATATGTGTACAAGTAAACCCCTTCATTTTAGTGCTGCTTTACAGGAGAACACTAAACGTAAGGTCATTGTCACACAATAAATACTACACTCGCAACAACATATGCCAACATATCCACTCAAAAATTTGAAGACAGGAGAGACTAAAGAAGTCATCATGTCTATGAAAGATTATGATCAATTCAGAAAAGATAATCCCGACTGGGATAAAGATTGGTCTAAGGGATCAGGAGGTGTAGTAAGTGCCACTGGAGACGTGTACAGTAGAACTGATGGTGGATGGAACGAGGTGCTATCTAAAGTAGCACAGGTGCCAGGTTCAAAAGTCAAACCACAAAAAACTACACACTTCTAATATGCCACGTAAAAAGAAAATGTCTATCAGCGTCGGAGCTGGTATGACTGCGAAGCAAATGAAGAGAAAGAAACCATATAATTCTGACATCATGGTTGATGTCCAACCTATAACACCTAATCAAAAACATGCTTTTGCCTCATACAGTGAAGGTAAAAACTTATTTCTATATGGTGCTGCAGGCACAGGCAAAACATTTATAACATTATACCAAGCACTCAAAGAGGTTCTTGATCCCCTTACACCATATCAAAAGGTGGTCTTAGTGAGATCACTGGTCTCTACGAGGGAGATAGGTTTCTTACCAGGTGATCATGAGGATAAGTCAGCACTATATCAGATACCATATAAAAATATGGTCAAATATATGTTTGAGTTGCCTACTGACAATGAATTTGAAATGCTGTGGGGTAATCTTAAGGCACAGGAAAGTGTGACTTTCTGGTCTACCTCATTCATCAGAGGCACAACATTAGATAATTCTATTGTTATTGTGGATGAGTCACAAAACTTGAATTTTCATGAGTTAGATAGTATAATAACAAGAGTAGGTGAAGACACCAAGATAATGTTCTGTGGTGACGTTGCTCAAACTGATTTGGTAAGAACAAACGAGAAGAATGGTATCCTTGATTTTCAAAGGATTATCACTCGCATGCCTGAGTTCGATCTAATTGAATTTGGTCTCGATGATATCGTTAGGTCTGGTCTAGTCAAGAGTTACATCACCTCAAAATTAGAATTAGGTATGTAATGTTCAATCATGTAGAATGTGATCTTCCTTCTCTTAGTAGGAAGACTATTGACGGAGTAAGATATTACAATGTGAATGATAGACCGATGGTGTCCATCACCTCGGTCACTTCGCATTTTAATAAACATATTTTTGTTGAATGGAGAAAGAGGGTTGGGAATGAAGAGGCAGATAGGGTAACTAAAAGAGCAACTTCCAGAGGGACAAAGGTACATACCTTAATAGAAAATCATCTACTCAATAAAGAGGTGGTGTTGGACAACCCAAGTAGCAAGATGCTTTTCACTCAATCAAAAAAATTGTTACAAAATATAAATAATATTTACGCTTTAGAAAAAAGTTTATACAGTAACGAATTAGGTGTTGCTGGAACTGTTGATTGCATAGCAGAGTACAATGGTGAACTGTCAATCATTGACTTCAAAACTGCTGCGAAACCTAAACCAAGAGAGTGGATAGAGAATTATTTTGTACAAGCAGCAGCATATGCTTGTATGTTCTACGAGATTACAAACATACCTGTAAAGAAACTTGTTATTCTCATGACTTGTGAGAATGGAGAGGTGACTGTTTACGAAGAGTATGATAAGATGAAGTATATGAGATTATTAGTCAAGTACATCGAAAAATTTGTGGAGGACAAATTAAATGGCAACCAAAAATGAAATGAGAGCAGTTCTAAAGAACAAGTTCTTATGCCAAGATAAGTTTACAAATGACATTGAAAATCTTGTGCAAAACAATCTTGATATGAATTACATTGAAGCAATTTGTCACTACTGTGAACAAAATAGTATTGAGATTGAATCTGTATCTAAACTCATAACAAAACCCATGAAAGAAAAACTCAAGGGTAACGCTATGAATCTTAATTATTTGAAGAGAACTTCAAGAGCGAAGTTTCTTGCTATTTGAGGAGCAATCCATTGCCTACATTGACACCATTTGACACTTACAAAGAGTACCTTGCGTACAAAAATCACTTCACTAAAGAGAAGTATGACTACCAAAAATATGGAGGTAAGTCAAGAGCAAAAATAGATTCCTTCTATAAAAGAAAAGATAGATACTTCTTTGAAAAAATGTCAAGGAAGTACAAGGATCCTGAGATAAAAAATTTCTTTCTCGCAAATTTTGTAGACACAGATAATCCACAAGGATTGTGGATAGGTAACATCATAAGATCTGGTGAAACTGTCTATAAAGAGTGGCAGAAAAGAAATGAAAGTTTATTCTATCACTTCAAACAAAAGTCTGAAGAATTTTTAGATCAATATACGTACGATGAATTTTTTGATGCATCAAATGGTCACCCACCTATTCTCAAAGAACATCTTGCAGGTAATATAAGTGCAGAGGAGATGTGTGTTTATGAAAAACTTTTTGGGTATTGTAAAGACTATGATAGACAACTCAAAGACCCCGTATGGAAAGTTGTGGGCATGAAGATAAGGAAGTATATACCGTTTCTAAATATTGACAAAGACAAGTATAGGCAGTATCTTATGAGTAAAATCAAGGAGAGAAATGACTAAATTTTTTGAGTCAGATCAAGTGAAATCTGAGATGGATGAAATTACATCTCTACAAAAAGAATTATATGATGTCATTCTCAAATTTCCTATGATGAGTAATGAGGCAAAGTCCGATCACATAGATACAGTCAAAGAACTTCTTGAAAGACAACAAATTATGTGGACTAGACTAACCTTATCAGAGGATAAGGAAGCGAAGAAGATGAAAGATTATATTGTATCTCATGCAAAAGAATTAGGTTTTGGTGATGCAGACATGGGAACCATATTCAGTAACATGAAGCAAACTTTAGAACAAGTACAAAAAAATCTTAAATAATGGCATTTTTAGTTCACAATCTACCACCTTACTCTGTGCATGTAAGGAAAGAATTTCTATACGATCATCAAAAGGGTCATGGTGAGACAACACCTGGCACATGGATCTCAGTCAAGAGTGTGCAACATAAAGCATTGTACTTTGAGACATTACTGTATGATTATGGTGCACTGTTTGATAAGTTACCTATTAGTGCATTTGTATGGAAAACAGACTACGATCCAGACAAATTGCTACCACTTGACACACTACAAATATGGGATTGTTTTGACTACAACTTGACTGTCATAGAAAAACCATTACTAAACAGGTGTGAGTTCTTTGGTAAAGATAGGCAGATGCATAAGGGACAGTATTGTTTTACAATTGATAACTGTCACTCAGAATCATCTACATTGAATACAAACTATAGTCAAGATGATCCAGAGCACAAGTCATTTAATTGCATAGCACTTGACAACGGTCAGTTTGCATTGCAACCCAACAATAGAATTATTTTTAAAGATCAAAGTCTTATTTCTGACAACACGATACCACCAGATTTTGAGGTATGCTCACAAAATTATATGGTTGAGAATTCAGACAAGTGGTCTGTGGGACATACTACAGAATGGGCATACAAATCTAAGTGCGAAGAGAGTGACAACGAAGTTGACAACACCTAAATAATAGTTTATACTATACTTGCGTATGCA